TCTTGGTAAGCGCGTTAGTTGAGAAACCAGGAATGGCTGGACATCGAGCGCGGGTGATTAATGCGGAGAGCTTTGATGCTGCTTTAGGCTCTTCGTTGTTTCTATGGCAAGTCGATGGATGGTCTGTTTCTAGCTGGGATTGCGTAGAATGCGATACCGTAATTACCAAGCAAATTTCAGAGACAGAATAACCCATTCCTAAGCAATTAGGAGGCAACCATGTAAAACCACTAGCGGGAAAAGATACGAGAACCCGCTCTAGAACGAAGCTCGTATCTACAGATGAAGAGGACAGGATGATGACGCACACAAAAGGACCATGGGAAGCATTTTATGAAAATGGCAAAAAGAGAGGCGTCATTCTAGGCGTTCACGGTTTTGAAGTCGGGTATGCGGGAACTTATGATGGTGGAGATGCAACGTTGATTGCCGCTGCCCCAGATCTGCTTGAAGCCTTGAAGGACGCTCGATATGCACTCTACGGCAACGGACCGGGCAACCCTAAGATTGACGCCGCCATCGCCAAAGCAGAGGGCCTGTCATGAACGTAGACGCAACCGAGAGGACAAGATGATGACTGCAACAATCAACGGCAAGACATTCACGGTAAAGCAGACCAACGGGAAGTTCTTCTACTGGTCGCCTCGCGCAGTTCGTTGGCTGCCTGTAAATGCTTCGGAGGTTTCCGCATGATTTATAGTGTTTCCGAAGACCCCAATAAAATTGGGAACGGTGACGTTTCGATTGTCACTGACAATGGAACCCTCGTTGCCCTAGTTTATGCCCAACATCAACGGAATAAAACGGCGGAAATAGCCGCCATTATAGCGAATGCTCTCAATGCAGCATTTGCCCCTTCTATGACGGATCTAATGGTTGAACCTAAAAATTTGGATGATTTTGTGCGCAACAACCCGCTACCATCTGATGGTAAAATTTACTAAGAATTGTATACCGACAGGGTAGATAAAATGAACGATCAAATGCAGCGAGAAGTAAAAGTCGAATGGCTTCTTACGAAATATTCCCATCTTCTAAAGCCAAGAATCTCACGCGATGTGTACTCGGCTATGCTACGTGAAGCCATGATTGCTGAAAGGTCTATTTGTGTCGATCTGTTATCGGAGGCTGCGGATATTTTTGATTCTGGACGTATGCTAACTGCTGAAGTTAGGGCATTGAAGTCGTTCGAAGACGATATTAGGGCGGCTGTGGGAAGCACCAATTGGTATATCCTTATGGAACGCCTTGAGCAGTTTGAATTTGTCGTTTTCAAAGTAGAAAGCAGGAATAACCCCACCCATTCCTAAGCAATTAGGAGGCAACCATGTAAAACCACTAGCGGGAAAAGATACGAGAACCCGCTCTAGAACGAAGCTCGTATCAATAGATGGAAAGGACAGGAAGATGAATGAGGACATCAGAGAAGGCGATAAGGTTGAACTTCTGTCGTGGTATCCGGACGCGCCAAAAGGCGTTGTTGTCTGGACTAACAAATCGAAAGCAGTAGTACATTGGGCTGGAGGCGGCGTTGAAGAGGTTGATGTTACCGATCTGGCTTTGAATGAACGGGATTTGTCACGATGAACGTAGACGCAACCGTTTCAAGGCTCATCAAGGACAACAGCGGTTACGTGCATAATGGCGGGTATGAGGGCTACAGATCAGTTCTATCACATCTCCAAAGCCCATCTCACTGCAAGCACAAGGCAGCAGCATGCATCTGGAGCGCCCGTCTCATCATTCAACACCCAGATAAACAATACGCCCGTAAGAGCCATAGAATGTACATGGAAAAGGCTGCGGGGTTTCGTGAACAGGCTATGAGGGCAGGGAAATGAAGCTGCAAAAGCCCATCAGGGAATGGAGTACCAAATACATTCAACAAGAGCTTGATCGCGCTGACTCTGATTTTTGGATCTGGCAAGCCGACGGACAGAAGCCGGGATACAATTGCGAGGAATATGCTGAGGAATTGGCAGAAGAGCTTCGTAATAGAGGTTTAGATTATTGATATGGATCAGGAAGAAGGTAGGAAATGATATCATCGATAGCTGACTTGAGACTAGACCAAGATATTGCTTTCGACAGAGCTGATTGGCTAATTGATGCCATCGCTACAGCTACGCAGGATAGGAAATTTTTGCGTGGGGAGCCAGAGTTCGATGCTGAGTTGTGTGAGGTTATTAGACTTAACGCCGCTAAGGCAATTTTGACAGCCATTGAACACTCCAAAAGAGTTGAATGGATTTAACCCAATCTTAACTCCCAACCCATATCCTAAGAAAAGAAACAGAAGGACAAGACAGATGACAGAAAAGATTGAAAAAGCATTCCCCGGAATTTCTGGACCACCCAGCGAATACTTCGAATACAACGAAGGCATGACGTTGCGTGACTATTTTGCGATTCATGCGGATTGGGAAGATGTCAGGCACTACGCGACCGATGATTATGGCAGAAATCTAAACCGCACTGTGGCTCGATACAAATACGCAGATGCCATGATTGTAACGCGGAAGGCAAAGCCATGACAAACCATTGCGACTTCAATACCAACCTTGAATGTGGTTGTGATCATAAATGCCGAGTAAAGGTAGAAGTGCCGTTTATCAAGCCCCAGACATCCGGGCTTCTGGTTGTGATGACATTCGGCATTATCATCGCTCTCATCGCATGGGCTACGATGGAAGGGCATAACGAGAGTGTACGGCTGGGGAAGGTGAACCAGGAGCAAGTGAAATGGTAAAATTCAAATTTCAACCGGCCAGAATCTATTTGGATCTTGATGGAGTGATGGCTGATTTTGATGCTCATTTTCCGGCTCTTTTTGGCGTAGACCATAGGCAAATGCTTGACGATGACATGTGGGAGAAAATCAACTCTCATTCGTCATATTTTATGGATATGCCGATATTTCCCGGCGCGAAAGCGTTCTTTGATGTTGTTGAATGGCTAAATCCAATCATTCTTACGGCTTGTCCTAAGTCGAACTACGCGAATACGGCAAGACAAAAACGAACATGGGTTAGAAACAATCTCTCAGAAGATTGCACTGTTTTGCCAGTTATGGGAGGGCATAACAAACCCTTGTTCATGCACGCTCAAGGAGACATTCTTATTGATGATTTTCCCAAAAACATATCGGCTTGGGAAAAAGAAGGGGGCGTTGGGATACTGCACAAGGGTGATTTTTCTGAAACGTTTCAGAATTTGGTTGATGCAAGAAAGAAATCGGAGGGAAGATGATGATTGACCTAGAGACAGACCACATCACAAAACCCACCACTCTATACGACCGCTACATGCTGTCTTCACAACGTGCAGCTCAGATGGCCGAGTCCTATGACCGTATGGCTCAAGAGGCTGAGGATACATACCTCCCTGACACTGCGGCAAGCTGGAAAGCACGTTGTATTGAGAACGCAGCCAAAAAGAGAAAAGACGCCGCCGAATGGGAAGCCATGGCAAACGCTAATAGGACAAGTTGATCATGGACAATAATCAATATCTTACCCAATATCTTTCGGAAGATGACAAGGATTTCATCCTCCGAGTTGGATGGGGAAGGCGGTTGAAGATGGCGGATAGGGTACAGGATCGAGTTAGGCAGCGAGTCAAGAAATTTGGCCTAGCCGAAGTTGTAATCAACCCTCGTCGCTGGGTGCTTACGCCCAAAGGATTGGATCTTTGGAAATCTTTGGAAAGCAAAAAATGACGAACTATCTTTTCAAGAATGCCGAAACTGTCAAAGCCCAGATCCAACTTCTCCTAGCCCATAACCCAGACATGGCCGAGGATGAAGAACTACTAACCGACATGCTGGCAGGATCTACGGATCTCAATGAAATTCTCGATAAGGCCGTCGCGTTGCGCGCTGAAGCGGAAACTATGGCAAAGGCTATCAAGGAGCGGGAAACGGCACTAACCGAGCGTAGGAAGCGCTATGAGGCGCAGTCGGCTAGTATCAAATCCCTCATGCTGCAACTGATGGAGCTAGCAGGCGTTGACAAAATCATTCTGCCGGAGGCTTCTTTGTCAGTGACGAACGGCAGGGAAAGCGTTAACATCGTAAATGTGGATGACCTTCCACAGGGCTATGTGAAGCTCGAAAAGGTCGCGGACAAGAAAGCAATCATGGATAGCTTCCGAGCCGGTTCAGATGTTCCAGGAGCCGAGTTGGTTATGGGAACGACAGGGCTAACCGTGAGATCGAGATGACTAGGCTATCAAAATTTCCAGATTATGGCGTTAATTTCGAAACTGGAGATATCGTCAGTTTTAAATCTGGGAAAGAAACGGTCCTAGTTGGAGGATTTTGCAGAGGATATAAAGTTTATGCTCTTCGGACTAATGGAATTCAAAAAACGATGCAGGGACACGTTTTAATTCTAGAAGCGGCATTCGGGCCTAGGCCAAAAGGGATGCAAGGGTGCCACCTAAACAGCGTGCGAGATGATAACCGATTAGTTAATCTGAAATGGGCTTCCGCTTCAGAAAATAACGGAATACACAAAAGGAATGCCGGGACCATAGTGGAGGGGGAAAGACACCACAAAACTTTCTTAAACGAAGACGAGGTTAGGGACATCAGAAAGAAAAGGTCTGAAGGCTTCACTCTTCTATCCCTAGCCAAACAATACAATACGACGGAGACGACAATAAGCAGAATATCCAGGAGACTGACCTGGAACCACGTTAAATAAAAGGACAAGAGCGATGTTTTCAGAATTCACTAAAGGCGCATTGAACGAAAAGCTAAACCTTAGCGCTGTCAAAAAGCCGTCCGGCAAGTTTGGCCCGAAGGGTGATTACATCGAAGGCTGGCACGCAATTGCAGAAGCTAACCGCATTTTTGGTTTCGATGGCTGGTCTTATCGTATCGTTGAAATGACAGAATGCCACACGCCTACGAAAAACGAGAAGGGCAATCACGGAGTTTCCTTCATCGCCCGCGTGGAAGTCACGGCAGGAGGCGTTACCCGTGAAGATGTAGGATACGGTTCCGGCTTCGCTTCGCAGATAGGCGACGCATACGAGAGCGCAGTAAAAGAAAGTGTGACCGACGCGCTAAAAAGAAGCCTGCGCACGTTCGGAAATCCGTTTGGGCTTGCCCTCTATGACAAAACACAAGCAAACGTTGAGGACGACGTTACAAAGAAGCCAGCACCCCGCCAGCAGCAAGTCACTCCTAAAGTGGAGCAGACTCCGCTAGATACACCAAGCCTCGCTGATCAGCTTGCCGAAATCCACAATGAATTGCTTGACTGCCACTCCGCAGCCGACCTTAAGAAGTGCGCAGATATCTGGCAGAGTATTGCAACTCGCGATGGATGGAGCCGAGACGCTAAGCTGAAGGTCAAAGAGAAGTTTGATGCCCGCCGCGCTATGCTGGCATCAGACACGATTTCCGACATTCAGGACGCCTTCCCAGGAAGTAAGATTGTCAATGAGCATAACCGCGAATTGCACAATATTGAGGCTGGTGAGTGATGGAAGGCCGTCAATCTTACATCCTCCTAAACGACCGCATCAGAGCCAATGCTATTGAGGCTGTTAGACAAGCGCCGGAAGGGTATTCCGTCGTCATTTCCGAGAAGCCGAGGACGATGGACCAGAATGCAAAAATGTGGGCCATGTTACAGGATATCGCAATTGCAGAGCCTGATGGCAGACGTTGGGTTAAGGAGACGTGGAAGGCGGCTTTCATGCACTCTCTAGGCCATCAGGTTCAGTTCTGCGAGGGTTTAGACCATTCAGGGCCATTCCCTCTAGGCTTCAAGACATCGAAGCTCACAGTCAAGCAGATGGCCGATATGATAACATGCATCCAGGAATACGGGGATAGGCACCAAATCAAATGGAGCGTTCCCATTGAGAAAGAAACAGGCGGGTTTCTCGCTGAAAGGACAGGACAATGAGTGAAGATAAACACGTTCAAAATGCCATAAAAGTGGGCTTGGAAGCAGCTAACCAACACTACTTAAATTTTATGATAGAGGATGAAAATGCTTTTGATGAGTCTATCATTGTCGGTATCAAGTCAGCTCTTAACTATATAAAATCAGTTAAGGAGAGTGGAGAATGAAAGTAGCATTTTTCGTAGAAGAGGGCAGGGAACAGGTTATCCTAACGCCTGAAACTGCATCTGAAAAATCCATAATTTCCCGCATGCATGATGGAACAAGAGTAATCTCCATTTTGAAAGGCGAGTTCTACCGCTGTCAAGGCGGATGGAGCCGCCAAGGTTCATCTGAAGACAGCACAATTTTGGTTTTGGACAAGAAGGAAGACCACAATGCAAAAGCACAAGACAATCCGTTTGAAGAGTCCGAGTGACCCCCTTTCCACCCTCATAGAGCAAAGACGAGAACAGTATCAGCGCAAATGGGTAGCCCAGCACGTCTACTCCCCGACAAATGAGGACATCCGTAAGATAATGGCGTTCCTCAAATTGAATGAGAGGTTTGGCGATGGGGTTTAGGATCGTCCACACTGGCTTTGACCAAACCCCGAAAGCCAAAGCAAAGAAGAAGCCGGATTATTTGTCGTTTTTGCATTCATTGCCATGCGTTGTAACTGGCAAGATGGGCGTTGAAGCTGCACACCTCTCCTACGCTGCACCTGAGTACGGGCATTACGGTAGAGGGCGAGGGACTAAAATTGGGGATCGTTGGGCGCTTCCGCTGTCCCCTGAACATCATCGCATGCAGCATTCCATGAATGAGGAAAGGTACTGGGCCGGTACTGGTATTAACCCTCACGTGCTGGCCTTGACGCTATTCGGTCTATGGTCTGATTTGGGCGACGACGCAGAAGAATACGCAACCGCAATTATCATGAAGGGTTTGAGTTAATGACCCAGGAAATCTTAGACAAATTTTACTTTTCCAATGGCCCTTGTTGCGCCGGGTGTGATTGGTGGGGCATTATATCGGCGCTTATAGGAGAATGTACCGCATCGGCTCCTGTAAGTGGAGAACAAAGGGTTGCTATGCTTGGGATTGATTCATCTTCATTGCCGTTAAAAGCAGGCCATGTCGTTACAAAACGAAATCATTTTTGCGGTCAATTTAAAGATGATTTTGATTGGGGAACGTTGCCAATATCCTATCAAAAAAGGATTGGAGTGCATAAATGCTAAACTGGCATGAAGTCTCAGACGACGATTTCGTAGAGGAAGCCCAACGCCGCGTTAACCAAGGCCACTGGTCGCCAGATCGGCTGATGTCGCAACAGAACTCCGATGATAGAGCAAAGCTCAACGTTCTACGCTCTGCCATCATCACCATGAAATGCAACGTCATCGCGGCTACCGGTGATTGCCCTGTATGGCTGCTGGATCTCGCCAGCAAGTGTGATGAACTAGATGCGGTGTATGGTAGTCTTCCAGAGCGGGCATATGCCATAAATACGACCTTCGCAGGAAAAGAAAATATCTATCAAGACCATTCACCGGAGGCGCAACAATGAATAAAATTAACGAACCTGTTGCATGGCTAGACCCAGATTCTAATGATGTCGCGACGAATGCAGAACTTGACTATAGGGGAAAAGAGCACTCTGAGCGAGTTAGGTCAATCTACACCGTTCCTTTATTCATAAACCCTGTGTTCACAGAATGGGAAATATCAGAGATGCTAGATTACTCAAAAGTAGGGGAGAATTTTTATCCTTACTCTAGCGAAGAAAAACAAAAATGGGCCGATTTGAAAAGGAAACTTTCGGAGATTGTGGGGAAATGAGATCCGGCACAGTTGAATTAATCCTGATTGTCTCCGTTGTCATGACTTCGATAGTCGGGGTGTATCAGTTTTTCCATTGGGTTTTGGCTTAGGAGGACAGGGAAATGGAGTGGATTCAGATGGCAATTTATGCAGTCGGTCTGTGGAAGGTAATTTCATGGACGGTTGATGGCGCAATTTGGTTTTGGAATGATTTCAAGAAAAACTACGATGCCTATGGAGACAAGAAATGAAAGCTTTAATGGCATTCCTAATCATGACCACTGCGGCTAATGCGGCAGATGATAGCCTAGAGGCTGCGGCCTTCATGCTCATCACCAAGACAGTGTGCAATGAGCGCATTGACGAAGCCAAGATGCATATGAATTTCCTGCTCGGGGCACAAGAAAGGGGAATTACCGTTGATCAGGCTATGTGGTTCTCTGCTGGCATCGCGAGAGGCTATACGAATGTAATGCGAGGTAAGAACGCTATCAGCAGTTATTGTGGAGTCACACCTTAGCGGACTTTACGATATCCGGCCTTGGTAGCGTCTTCCTCAGTCTGAAAGCAATACGCCGGGATAACCTGACCACGGAACCGGGAATCCACAGAATGAAACGTCTTGGCTGCTGTGGCCCAGACAGGGTATCCAGGAGCGCAAGAAGGACGATTAGGTCCGTGCATACTGGAAAACACCAAACTCGCGTCTGAGGGCTGCTCTGAGGCTTTGGAGCCAAGGAAATATGCAGCAACGATTGCAATCACGAATGCCGTAGCCAGCAGATACGGTCCCGGCTTCTTCGAGGAGCCGTTGTAGGCATAGGGGCTATAGAACATCAGCGCAAAGCCAGCGGCCATGATGTAGCGGCCAAAACCAAGGCCGGGGGAGCCGATCCAGCCTTTAGGCTCTCCATACCATTGAAAAGCAAGACTGGAAAATCCAACGTAGGTGGAGCCGAGAGCAAGAAGCCAGATACCATAAACGCCGATGCGGCCTTTGTTGGCAATCTCATCCTCCCAGTCCCTATCAAGGATAACGACCTCATAGGCTGCTCTGGAATACCGATAAAGCGTGAAAGCACCACCGAACAAAAGACAGAACGACGCGGCGACGTTGACGTATGGAAGTGGAGTTGTAAGACCGACAAGCCAGTAAAGTGCAATGCCGACAAGAGAACCGACAAGAAGCTTATTCTCAATCATTCCGTTCTCTCTCAATTTCAATCATGAGTCGCATCGAACTAGACATAGATTCGATAACCCGAGCGCCAGATTGAATGGCCTGTGTGGTATTTCGAATATTCCCTTTTTGCTCGTTCAATTCATTTTCTACACTCTGGCTGCGAAGATGAGCTTCAGAACCACGAAAGAAGTTAGCAATTTTATCCGAGAAAGTCATGGGCGTGTCCGATCCCGTACAATCTCCAAAGCTGCTCTTACCGACTCTAAGCCAGAGCGCATCGACTCCAGAACTGAACGTGTAGCCTCCCCCTGCATCGCGTAGGTCTTCACATCCTCCAAATGTGCCTTCTTGGCTTCGTCCGTAGCTTTCATGGAAATTAGCCATTGTCGTGTCACCCAGATTAAAACCAATGCCATGAAAATTAGCACAGAACCCGCCAAGCCTAAAGCCTGAACGGGTTCAATAGCGTTGCCTATTGTCTGCTCAAGCATTACGGCTCCAGAGCCACCGCATGCACCCACGTAGCTCCCGGCGATGTCGGAACGGAAAGCACCGTCAATCCAATTAAGGCCACTGTTGCCCTGTTTGTTCGGTTGACCAAAAGCTTGCATTGCGTGTTTGTCGGAGTGTCGACAATCTGCACGTTCACAACATCCGTAACGCCAGAAGCAACTTCAGCAACAGCCACAATGCGAGGGACGACACCGTTAGCAAAAGGTGTTGAGTAAATCCATGTGATAGTTCCGTCTGCGGCGCTAAGGATACGCTCTTTGCGTGCCTTAGAAGCGTGGGTGTGGTTTTCCATAGCGTAGCGCAGAACACTACCCACAGAACCGGAGTCAGAAACCCCCGGAGGGGTGTTCGTAGCCGGTTGGGGCACTTCCGGAGGGGTGCTGTAATAGTTAGGCATTTATCCCTCCTTATTAGGTGAAGAACAGGCTGGAGAACGTTCCACCTACAGCGGTTCCCAAAGTCGCCGCAGTTACACCGTACGGCCAGTTAGAAGAACCAAGCGGCACAGAGATAACGATAGATCCGCCGTTAACCAGCGTGAAGTTTACCGTTCCTGCGGTCGTTACGCCGGTTACCAGAACGCCGTTACCAGCAGTCGCCCCAACAGCGGCAGAGCGGCGGTAGGTCTGGTTAATGCCAGCGAGTGAGGCAGCGTCTGAGGTTGTAGCTAGGGGAGCCGCTACGGTTCCCAGAATTTGATCGAAGCCGTTTACGGGATTTGGAGTTACTAGTGTTACAGGTGCGCCCATTTGATATTCTCCTTGTTACGAGCCGAGTGGCTTCTTTGCGACCCAACGGCCATAAAGGGTGATGGCAGCGCCAACCAAAGGCGCTAGAGCGATTGTAGCTTCAATGACCTTGCCCTGAACCTCTGCCGGGAAGGCGTACCCAAAGATGCCAACCACACCCGCTACAGCTGTCAGGATCGCGCCAAGGGTTACACGCGACTGATACCATGGCTCTGTATTTGTGACGTGAGCAACAACAGGACCGATCTCGTCAACCACAGCATTTGTGATTTCCATTGTGTCTTTGCGGGTGGCGTCTGTCGTATCGCTGGCCACGGCGGTTTTAACGCCTGCCAGCACGCTTTCGAGAACAATTCTTTGGAGTTTTCTAGCCATTTTAATCTCCCTGATAAAGCTTAGAACTAGCCGCCCATACCTTCCAGGGCGTTAATTCAAAATGCGGTTTGTCCCAGTTGTCGGATGTCGTTTTGTTGCCATCCATGTTCCAGTCTCCACCCCAACGAAGCGGGGTTTTCTTTTCCTTCGCAATCCTCATGATTACAACGGAAAGGCGGTCAAACGATTTTGTGTCGTTCCAGTCATAAGGAGCCGGGAATAGGTCCATGGCGATTGCAGGAACGTAGTTGTGCGCACTCTGTCCGAATTTGGCCTTGCTGTTGCCCTGAGCATAAGCTTTTTCCTGAGCCAATCGACCTCGCGTGCTATCTAGCACTTTAAAGTCGATCTCTTTAATCGCTTCCTCAACTATCTCTTTCAGCTTAGGGTGAAGCTTTTTGATAGATGCTTTTGATGCTGTGCCAAATGTAGGCATTATTTCACCTCTCTTGTTTCGATCATCCCTCAACACCTTCTATGAGAACATGACCGCTTAACGCACCATTCCCGAAGATGCGGAATGCATTCAGCACTACAGGGCTAAGATGGCGCATGCCACCGGTAGAAATACCAATGTTGGTTGTGCTCTCTAGGAAAAGATCGATAAGTCCAACCGTCCTTTCTGGCTTGTTGAACCTCGAAAATTCCAGCTTAAATGTAATACCGTTCAGAATATTGTTGTTAACTAGATTCAAAGCCGAAACGGGGAATGCGTCCTGAGTCCCAGAAATGGGAGCCGTTGCGCCTGGCGATGCGCTCAGAAGCATATAATTATAATTCCCTGTCGTGTCCCATGTAGTGCCGTTGTCTGTGCTGACCTGCATAACTATCACGCCGCTGACGCTTGGGTAAATGAATCCTGTAATTCGGACCTTCTCGTAAGCCCCAAGATTGTTGAGGACATAAGTCCCAACGAGAGAAAGATTTTCATCGCGGATGGTTTTCCACGCACGCAAATCAAGCTGGCTTTTGGTTACGGCATCCTGAGCGTCAACAGAATCGCCAAGATTGGTAATCCGGTTCCCACCCATTGCCCAATTGCCGGTGGCAGCAGCACGCCCATCTCGAACAAACGTTTGGCTAAGTCCTGATGCCAAACTCTCCAATGGTGGATTATGTTGGCTAGGCGTGATAGTCTCGCCAGAGACAGCAACGTATCCAGGGTCTAGCGTGAAGTTGCCGTTTGAATCAAAGGGCATTTATTCAACTCCATTCAAAGGGCAACAAGTGCAGTCAGACATCGCATGGCGCGTATTCCAATTTACAATATTTTCCGCGTTCATGATAGCCAATATCAAATTTGAGTTTGGCATCTCTGGATTAGCAGCGGGTGTCATAGGCGGCATGCTTTCATGGTACTTCACCGGCCTTCTCTCGGGTGTGATTGCATGCGCGAAAGGAGAGCTTCCACGACGGCAGCATAACGAGGGTCAGCTACATTCGTTTGCCCGAGAAGTTGGTTTGAGAGATATGCACGACCACCTCTCGACAAGATTGCGCTACCGACAGCCGAGGGAATAGCAGCGCCAGCCAAGGCGCCGGCAACAGCTCCGACAGGTCCACCAGCACCAGCACCGGCAGCAGTTCCAAGCAAGCCAAGAGTTCCTGTGCCAAGGCTACGAGCGTTCAATCGTGAAGCCGTTCCAGAGTTAGGCAGGGGCCGCATAGTAGCCTCACCAGCCCTAGCTAGATCCGCAAAATCACCTTGACCACGCGCGTAAGCTCTGCGGCCCTGATTGACTACAGCGCCGCGCAGCTGCTGAGGGGAAATTATCCCCATTGCTGAATTTTCACCGGCACCAGTCGCAGCCTTTTCCAGAACGAGCATATTCCGGTATTGATTGCGCGCCTGCTGCCAACCGCCAAGATCAGCAGGGTTCGTTGCCTGTAAACTGCGCTCCATTGCGTCATCTAACGCATCGCGCATTCCCTGCAAAGCTTGCCTGCGCTCTGGGTCTGTAGCTGCGGATCGAGCAAGTGTTGCAAGCCGCGAAGAGGTGCGCTGATAGAAGTTACCGTCTATGGGTCCTTGAGAAGCCCTAGTTGTGATATCCCCAATTAGATCCGCGACAACAGGCGCACGCTGGCTTTGAGCTACCGCACCGTTGTATTCACGGAACACGTTGCCGAGATCCTGCCCCATCTGCGCATCTGGAAGCAAAGTATTCCGAGCAGCCAAGCCATCGAAATCAGCGCCTATTCGACGAAAAGCGTCATCGATAACCTCAGGCGTTGCGCGTTCAGCATTTACACCGGCCCGCTGCAGGGCGGCGCGAGTGAACTGCTCACCCTGCCTTTCCATCATATTTGCGGCAGATGTTCCGCCAATTTCGCTTTCCATGTAACGAAGCGAATTATTGCCAGTTCGTTGGCCAGCGGTTAGATCTACACCCTCGCCAGCAAGGGTATTGGCTTGCACTATACGCTCTGGAGAAGTTGGGAAAGGTGTGATGAGGCGTTGACCTGCACTAAGAGCCGCAGGGGCCAACATGGCCGCAGCAACACGGGCGTAAGGCTCATACTCGGTTCCCTTTGTCATCTGCCCTGCGCCTTCACTGGCAAGTCCAGGGACAACACCGTACTTCAAAGCGCTACCAATGGTGCCACCACCGAATGCTAGAGCACCTGGAACGAACTCACCAGCCGTCGCAGCATACTCGCCAGCGGTCGTCTGGGGAGCGTAGTCTGTTGCTCCACCCGTAACTGTAGATGCAGCGTTCCGTAGAGTCTCGCCACTAACAGGGTTTTGAGGAAGCCGTGGCATTCCTGTTACGTAGCTCATGCCATTGTTAAAGGCATCGCCAATTGTCCCCGGCAACCCCATAAGGTCAGCGGTACCGCGTGCGATACCCGATCCTGCGGACTTGAGCACATCGGCAATCATTGATGGTTGTTCAGCCTGAGAGCCGGGAATTAGATCATCAAACGCAAGAGACCCACCGGAAGGATTACCGGTAGGCTGGTTTTTCGCTGGAAGCAGATCGTCAAAGCTAACTGGCATTCTTAAAGCCCCGTTGGGTCGATACCGGCATCAGTAAGCCGCTTGATAACTGCTTCACGTGGCGCACCCTTGGCAATAGCCGCTCTCGCATCTCCGAGCGATACGGATTGGTCAAAAAGCTGATTGCCCTTCTCGCTCCCGTAGATCGTCTGAAGATAGGTCTTCTGAACATCCCGAATATCGCGCTTGAAATTAGGGCTGCTAGGATCAATCGAGCCAAGCTTGTTAGCCAGAATTTCCCCTTCTTTATCCGAGACAGCACCAAGAGCTGCACCAGTCGGAGACGCGGCTCGGGCTGCATTCAAGCTATCCAAGGTGATGTTTGATTTGATCGTCCCAATCTGCCTGCGCAGTTCAGCAGCGTTAGATTCCGGAATGCCTGCTACCATACTGCCAATGCTACCAGTTGCGGGCAATCCAGGCGCGTCGAGGGCCATAAGAGCTTTATCGACGGATGAGACAACCGTATCGCTGGCAACGTCTTTGAGGTCATTGCGCACACGGTTCTTATCAGCGAATGCGGCGGCTTCCATAGCCGCTTGGGAGCCTGGGATAGGATCATAACGCACAATCCTGCCCTCTTGATCTCTAACGGCCTGCATGCCAGCCGGGATAGCCCCTTCATTGCTGATCTGGATACCCTTGTTACCGCCTGTAGTCATGAACTCATTGTATTGAGGCGTTCCAGGCTGGAGGCCAGCACGTTGCGCACGCAAATCAAGGGTTCTGACGCTATCAGGGATTGGGCTATCTGGGTTTTCAAGGTTGCGCACTTCAGCCTGAGTTTTACGCAATCCTAGCTGATAAGCTGGATCGCTTGCCCTCTGCTGCTGCTCATACTGCTGACGAGCCAACCACTGCTGCTGCTCTGCCTGTGCTGCGGCTTTCTGCTGCTGCTGCTGAATGAGGATCTGCGCAATCTGCTTTGTCTGCGGATTGGCGCGAGGGTCGGAAATGGCACGGATGAGAGCAGAGTTTAAGCCCTGTGACTGGGGTGCAGCTTGTGGAGCGGCCTGCATGGCCTGAGCGACCTGCTGGACTGCCGGTGCTTGACCTACATTTGTCGGAGGCGGAAGCTGTGGTGCAGCCTGTGGCTCAACCATTGCTGCGGCCTGTGGAGGCATTTGCTGCGCAATAGCTGACTGTGCTTCAGGGACGACTACAGAGGGGTCTTGGAAAGCGGTGACGGCAGATGGAGGCGCGTCGAGCGCTGCCGTCTGTACGGGCATAACAGGAGCGGTCTGCGCACCATTGCCAAGCAAGGCAAGGGCCTTAGCCCGATGGCCTGACATCTGTTGCTCTACCTTGTCGCGCACGGTTCCAGGAGCGCCGCCGTTGTTCGCGTCTGAGGCATTGTATTTTCCAACACTGCCTGCGTTGATAGCTGAATATATATCCAGCATACCCATTCCTGGCTGAACGCCAGCTTTGCGGAGGTAATTGGCCACTGCGCCGTTTTCGCCCAACTGTGAGCCAACCGGATTATTCCAGTCTACGCCGTATTCTTTTGCCTGCGGCTCCCCAAACTGGATAAGCCCTCTGTGCTGACCCCATTGGGTAGTAGGGCCTCTTTTTGTTGGATCGAATGTGCCTGCTGTTTCGTAGGAAATAGCCGTACCAAGGTCTACGGGATCAATGCCGAGGCTTGCTGCGGTTGCCACAATGCCGTCACGAATGGATGGATCAACGTTAAGTGCTGGAGACGTTGCGGAGATCTCAGCAGACGCGCCAGGAGCGGGCATAGCTGCGCCCTGAGAGGCTACGGGAGATCCGCCCCCGATAAGCTCATTCAACAAGCCGGAATTGTACTGGTTGTTCTCTTCTGCCGCCGCGTTTGTGCGACGTTCACGCAACGCGCCACCAAGGGCGTCAACTACACGTGCAGCGCCTTGCGTCCAGTGGTCTACTGGTGACGTGTCTATGGCCTGCCCTTCACGACGAGCTTCTAGAGCCTGACGAAGTGCAATCTGGTCGTACGTTAGCGGAACGCCATTTGGACCCCAGCGGAAAACAGGAGGTGGATTTTGCAGAGCCATTAGTTGAATACCCTTGCGAACTCGCCAAATTCCCGAACAGACGCAGCCGCATAAGCGGCGTGCGCAGCTTCCGGCGTATCGTACAGACCTAGATTGACCTCTTTGCCCTTGTGGAAAAACCTAGCTCTCCAACGCTTTGAGCAAGAATGCCAACTTACGCCTTTTAAGCCGCACTTATTATTCTTGCTCACCTTTGTATTCCGAAGATTTTCTTTACGGTTTGCCAGTCGCAAGTTTTCAAATGAATTATCAGTTGGAGATCCATTAATGTGATCAATCTCCTCTGGGGGCCAATCGCCATTCATGTAAAACCACGCCAAACGGTGCTCAGAATATCTTTTCCCGTCGATAGAAACCCTTCTGTAGCCCTTGCCGTCTAAGCCAGTGGAAATATCCCCAATCTTTGACCACGAAGCAGGAACCTTACGAATGAATACCCCCACGATTGGGTCGTAGTGAAATAGTTCTTTAACTCTGGCTTGCGTTAGCATTTCAATTACCTCATTGCCAATTCGTAATTGACCTTATCATAGCCCAACACTGCATCAAAGATAACCGCTTCTGGCACCTGCTTTCTTACATCATCACTCATCAAGCCCTGACGAATTGGAGCATCGTCGGCATCGGTGAGGTATCGGTATTCATACCATTTCAAACCGTTAGCAATCTGCCCGATATGCTTGATGTCCTTCTTTGCCCTACGGTCAGATAGGAGGCCTATACCGCCGCTTAGAAGCCCGAAGAGGCCGCCGTTAGTTGCGGCAGCATTTTTCTGTTGAGCCGCATATTGGTTTTGCACCAAGCCAGTGTAATCAACGCCCCCTACCTGTGTCTGAGGCGTCTGGACAAAATTAGGATTCTGCACCTGAGAGCCAGACAGCAAAGCCGAAATCTCGCTGATAGGCTGATTGCGTTGAGCGTAAGCCTCATTCAGATATTGACCACGTGCAGCGTTGCCAAAGTTTGCTTGGTTGAGTGCTGCCTGATTGCCGAACTGGGCGCGGTTAAGAAGTGCGTTATTGCCGAAGTTTGCCGACTCCAAAGCTGCAGCATTACCGAAAGCCGCCTTATTAAGCGTCGATGTGTTGCCAAAATTAGCAGCGTCAAGGGCGGATTGGTTGCCGAACTGAGCCGACTGCAAGGCAGCGTTATTGCCAAAGTTAGCAGCGCCAAGCGTAGCCTGATTCCCGAATGCGGCCTTATTAAGCAGTGAACTATTCGTGAAGTTGGCGCGATCAGCTTCAAGGCCGACCAGCCGCGACTGTTCCTGACCACCAGCAGCAATTGTGGCAAGACGAGCATCGTTCTCGCTAGAGCTAAGGCGGGCCATCTCCGAATTGTAAGCAGCAGTGCCGGGACGAATTCCCGAAGCAATAAGCTGTGTTCGGAGCTGGTCACGGTTCTGCTCAAGAGCAGGCTGCTGACGCGCCATAAGCGAGTCTTCAACTTTCTGACGGTCGGCAGAAAAATCAGTGCTGTAGGTGGATTGGTAGCCGTCTCCTACTCCAGTCTGATAACCATTGCCAAGAGACTGCTGGAAGCCTGGGCCTAGGTCATTACGATAGTTGGCACCAAGACTTGTCTGATAGCCATCCCCAAGGCCCATCTGGTATCCGTTACCGATGTTTGTTTGATATCCCGATCCAACATCAGTCTGATAACCATTGCCAAGAGAAGACTGCAAAGCGGGAGCGCCGGACAAGTCGATGCTTTGGCCAAGATAATCTTTCAGAAACCCTGACTGGTTGTTTGCCAGCGTCGATAGGTTGAGCTGTGCACCGTTGGTCTGATTGAGGATGGCCTGCTGCTCTGGAGATAACGTAGTCGTGGCTGTGTACTGCGGCGTTAGATTGCCGCGCACCTGTGACCAACCCTGCTCATAAATCGGAGTTCCTTTGGAGGAACTGGAGGAGCCTGAAAGGCTGCTCAAATCTGAAATGGAACCGCCGTAGTTTTTCCCACTAGAACTGGAAGTAGCCGCTTTCCCACCGCTATAGCCCGTGATTTTAGGTGCGGTCTGGCTGTATTGGCCGGTGGTGGAATTGTACCAGTATTGCTGACCGGTGTCTGATGGTGCGAAGGCGCTACCCGATTGCGTGTATGTCAGATTGCCGTACGGCGTAACTTGATTGGTTTGGTTAAGCTGCGCCTGCGTTATGGCAGTGTCGCGGTTCAGCCCGGCCTGAGCAGTAGCCGTCTCCTTCGGATCAGGAGCTTTAGGAGCGCTAACGATTGTACAATCCTCCGACTGTGTTTATCTAAAAGCGCCATTCACTGCGCAAAAACCCAAGAATAAAGGCATCCCGATCAGGTCCGAAGTGAGATCTTAAACACCCTTCAATCTGACCGCCTAGCTTAGCACCTAACCGAACGACTTCTGGTTGTTCGGTTAGGGCAGTGATCCTGCAACATCCTAGCACATCAAAAGCATAATGGCCAACATCACTAAGAAACGATCTAGTCCATCCTTTGCCCGCTACACTCATATGCACGTCGTGGCCCTCGTACATGTTGAAAACCACGCCTGCGATTATCTCCCCATCCTTTTCAATCCCAAGGCACGTAAACGGAGGATGGAAAAGTACGTCTAGTTTTTCTGCTACGAAGATAGAAACCCTGCCGTCATCTACCGTTTTCATGGTGCCTCTAGGTGACGATTTCCGCCGTCGTGTATGTCATGTCAATTCGAACGATTTCCGTATCTAGCGGTATAATCGATCCGCTGGTAATCTGCAAAGCCGGAGCCAGCGCATACCCCGTGCCATTGACAGACTCCCACTGCTGCTGGATCTGCTTCACAACGTCCGTACCCCATTTTGAAGAATCCCAAATACCAAGATCCCAGACGCCACCTACCAGGATGGGAACTGAAGCGGGCGGAGGAGGCAAGGTAACGGCGTAGTCAAACTGGATAGACAGGCCTGTCTCTACATCGCGGGTGCTTCTGAGTACGGGCCTAGCCAATTCCGGGATTTTCAAAGACGCGGGAGAGTTCAAATCATCAAAAAGAGGAACGTAGATCCCCGTATACGTACTAGCCTGATCAAGCCCAGACGCATAAGTCTCTATGACGCGCCCATTCCTACCGCCATAGAACATCCGGCCATTGAAAACGACAACGGAACGAGCATCCCAGTTTGTGAAGTCAGCCCATTTGTATGTGTTGGCGTTCATTGCGAACATGCGCGGCGTTAGGTTGTTGACCGTAGGCAGAGCCATAATCACCATTTGCCGTTCTGGCCATACGGCGCACTGCCAAGGCAATGAGCGGCGGTTTCTAACTTCCTCATTCCATGCAGTCTCGATCATGTAGGAAAGAGACGCTTGAGCGAGGGAGGCTGTATCTATACTGACGGCTTTGGATAGAGGCACGAAGCCGATGTCTGTTGCAACAATGACATCCCCACCCAATTTGTAGAACGCATTAGGGCCGAGCGGCCTACCCATCTGATAGACACCAACAGCCTGCCAATCGGCGGCAATGGACGGGTTTGTTCCCTGATAGACAGCAATCTCGCCTTCAGACGAAATGAAGATGCAACCATCCTGCAAGCCATCACCAGCAGCTACAGACCACGACAGCCCGAATAGCAGATATCCACCTAGTTTGAATACGCCACCAAGAGGGAAAAGCGTAGCCGTGCCGCCAACCTGATCGACGGGGAAATACCATGCATTCAGCGAGTTTTCTTCTACGAAGAAAAGACGGTTCTTGAAGCTCCAGACGTAATTCAGCTTATTTGTGTCAACGCCATCGACGCCAACGAAGATTTGAACGTCAATCCCGTTGGCTTTAGCTGAGCCCCCTGTACTGCCATTAATCGTTTCATTGTCGACAAACGCGCCGGTTGGGTCTTGAATAATCACAGAACCTGATGTGCCATTGCTCTGCACTGCGACGATAACGCCAGCGGCTCCAGAGGTTGCGCCAGTCAGAGTTCCACCGATGACGAAAGGTGATGTCTGGGCATCAAAGGACAAAGAATACAAATCATTGTTGTCAATCGGGTAAAACGTGGTGCCGTCATAAAGGCGCATATCATCCGCACCATTGACCGCTACGAGAAACACGCCACCACTAGTCGCGAACTGCGTAGAACTCCACTGGCCGCTTGTCAGGCCCGTTACAGCAGGGGTAGGGCTTACGAGAGGATTGGCGACCGTCGTGATATCATAGATGGCCGTATCGATAGCGGCAAATAGCCTTTGATCAGAGCCGTTCTTGTATTTCAGAAACGACTTAACGTAATCCGTCGTTGCTCCCAACGTGGCATGCAGGATGGACCCGCCGCGCAACTCTGCACCGGTAGCGGTCGGGAAAAAGTTGGTTAGCTGATATGCCCCCTGTGGAGCGTTAGCCGATGGGTTGGCAAGGTTCTGGTTAGATACCCATCCGCCGACAGGAGCCGGAAAGCTTACCATCTTGGAACGGCGCGGCTTTTGAGAAACGTTCTTCCTGCGCATGGCTTACCACCCCGCAAACGGGAATGGGCCAAATCCGGTAGAACCTACCCGGATGATACGAGCGCCGCGCTCACGGCCCGTAGCCTCATCTAGCGCGAGATCAAAATTCTCTTTGTCGCCGGAATAGTCCAAACGTTTTTGCTCGCGCCATTTCCAGATAAGGCCAAGGGTCAAAAGGCGCTCATCAAGGACGAATGAATCTGTGTCAGTGGTAAACTCAGGCTTTCTTGTCCCATCCTGAGCCTGCACCACATTCTTGCTGATGTAGTAGAATTGAGCTTGTTCGCCGCCTGTAATGGCTGGAGAAAACTGCATCTCGCCGCCAAGGATAATCCATGAGCCGGGACTGACTTGAGCCAATCCGCTCTGAAAATCTAGCCATTGGTCGAGGGAGTAGGCACGGTTATAGCGCCATGTGTTCCAGTTCTTGGCATGCACGTCACCGGAGATAGTCATTCGGTCATAGTCCGCAGGCATAGGGAACGATGTTTCCACACCGTCACCCTGGAATTGGTTGAGGACAGTCAGCGAACGCCAGTCGTAGGATTTGGCAATATCCGTTGCAACCTCAGTAGCAAGATCCTGAATTTCCAGTTCGAACGCGTTGTTGCTCGAAAAGAAAGTCGTGGGTTTCTTGCCAATGAGCCGGATAGCTGCCTTCTGACACGCGCTCAAAACTGTCATTTATTCTCGCTATCGATTGCCTCAGCCATAGCAACAAGTGTAGAGTGGGATGGATTACCACGAGGCGCAACCTGTGTCTTCAGCTTGATGTAGGCCTTCAACTCGTCGTCACTGAAGGTTTCATATTCGGACGCCACAGGTGGTTCAGCAGGAGGCGTGCCGTACTGTGCGCGTTCACTGCGGAGTTCTTCAAGCTGCTGCTTCAGATACTCGTTCTCTGTAGCGAGGCGCGTAGCAGCAGCAGAGCCGGAAGCATTGTCAAGATAAGCCTGAGCCTGATTTTTCCAGTCGCGTCCACCCTGACCAAGCGTCTTGAGGTTCTGGCCATCCAGAGCAGCAAGGGCTTCCGCCGTGTAGATGTTGAGGCCCTTGAGTTCTTTGGTCTTGGCAGGGGTAAGGAATGGGAGTGCTTCAAGCGGAGTGCCAGCCTGTGTCTGGGCTTCGCCTTTCTTGAAACGGGCGTACTGCTCTGGGTACTTCTCTGCATAGGTGCCGGGACGGGAATAGCCATCCTCGTCGTCAAGCCCACCTGGAGCTTCTGCATGCGCAGGAAAAGCTGGAGCCTGCAAGCGATCACCTGACATACGGATGCGGCAGATTTCCAGATCTTCAAAGATTGGGCGGCCTGCTTCCTTGGAAAGGGATTCATTCAGCTTGGGGAAATTCTCAAACGTCACAACGAGACGTGTATCTTCTTTAGCCATTAGGGGGTTCCTGTCTGAGGGTCAAAAGGGAAACGGGGAGCATTCGCGCTCCCCGCTGTATTAGGCTGCGGTCTTCTTGAACCAAGCGTACTGGTTGATGGGAACCCCACCAGTGACAGTAGGGGCGGTCCATGCGCCAGCGCCGGTTGCCATGGTCATGGCCGGTTCCGTCAGGATAGTGACAGCGCCGGAAGCAATGGCAGCTGAAGCCTGAGCGAAGATATAGGCGTGACCATC